AACCGTGTAGCAGACGTCTCAAGTGCCCTCCGCTGCTCGTCTGTCTTCTTTATATTAGAGGTCAACAGATGGAAGATTTGGACCTGCGCTGCATCTAACATCTTCCGTCGTTCTCGTGCATCCTTAGTCCGAGCTGCTCTCGTCTCATAATACTTCGCTCTCTCCTGCCTCAACTCAAGCTGAGCACCTTCCTTAGTCCGAGACATCGTATACTCAAACATCCTGTCTTGATGCTGCATGATGAAGTCAGTTCGAGACTCCATGATACGTTTCAAGTCGGTCTGCAAACGCTTATAATCTCTCTCCATCTCATCAAGACCCTGCTTGAACACTCGCACGCGCTCCATTACATCAGTACGGAACTTTTGATAGTACTCAGCAGCAGCTTGTTCCCTCTCCGCATCGAACTTCTGCGCCATTGCCTTCAGGCCCTCATACTCTTCTTTCGCTGCATCCCACGCCTCGAACGCCGCCTTACGTTGCAGCTTCTTCTCTCGCTTGTCCGTGAGGTCATGGTACTCTTTATCAGCCTTGAGTTTCTTATCTATGAACTTCCTATACTGCTCATACAGCGTAGCGAGCGCCTTCTCCTGCCGCTTTACCTCCGCGTCCAGTTCGGCCTGCTGAGCCAACTCAGCTTTAGTCACGGCTTTCTTCCTACCTGCAGCCTCTGCAACCACTTCCTCACCCCAGAGCTTTTCCATCTCTGAAAGCTCATCAGTACGCAGCGCACTACGCTCCTCAGCGATGAGCTTATCGAGAGCGGCCTTTTTGCTTCGAGCCTCATAGAGCTTATCTTCAAGCAAGAGCGCTTGCTCATATATCTGTTGTGCAGTTTCTTCCGCCCTGTCTACATCTATCTTTCGTCTGACCGCCTCCTTTTCAAGAAGCCTATCATGTATCCCGTCTATGAGCCGTGCTTGAATCTGCTCAATAGCCACCATCTCTTGACCGTGCTCACGCATCAACCGCGTAATCTCGGCGTTACTAAAGCCGAACATCGTATAGCGCCGCTTGAGATTAAGCTCTAACTCCCTGAAATATAACTCGGTTCCAGGAACGAGAGCCTTTGGAGCCTCTAACTCCATACGCGCTGCATCTGCTGCCTCCTTACGCTGCGTGCGAGCAAGCGCAATTGCCTCACGCAACTTCTTAATGTGCTCAGATTCCTTCTCAATAAGTGCATCTACAATGGGTATCATCTGCCCTTCACTTGAGAGGATAGACTGAAGCATGTTATCGAGCTTTTGATCAGTCTGCATAATCGTGGCTCCGAACCTATACATAGAGGCACTCACCCGCATGGTCTCTTTAGCAAAATCCCACATACCCGGAATCAGGCCAAACGTTATGATATGAAGAATACCAGCAATTACTGCAGTTAAATGAAGGAATGCCGCTACGAGCCACGTCACTGTAGTTGAAGCATAAGCTAGAATCGTGACAAACATCTTACCTGTGACTAAGCCATCTTTGAGCGCAAGTGCATATTCGTTGACGGCGCTTGCAAGAGACGTAAAGTTAAATCCCTTGAAGAGTGCAATAAATGCCAAGCCGATTCGCTCAACCACTCGACCTATTGCACTAGCCATAGCCTTAAGATCTTCTTGATTCTTCTCTACCCACTGGAGAAGCTGATTACCCATCCTCTGAAGAACTTTGACAAAACCTCTGCCAATTGACTCTAATGCCTCACCAAACGTGATCCATACACTCCTGAACGTCGCGCCCATCTGTTTCCAACGTAAGTTGAGCGTATCTGCCTGCTTCGTCATGGCTCTATAAGCCGTACCGCTCTTGCGCTCGAACTGCTCTATGTAATCCAGCAGCATGTCATAATTGCCGAGCAGTGCAAACACAGCCTTTGCAGCACGCATCTCACCCGTTATCGCTCGTAGCTCAACAGGAGTCAATCCCTGCAGGCGCTTAAGCACCTCCATAAGGGGCAGCATTCTACCATGAGCATCGAGCGTGACAATTCCTAACTCCTTCATGCGCTTCTGCAGCGTTTCTGTTGGAGCAGCAAGCTGCGTCAAGAGACGATTCATGGCTGTAACTGCCTCGTTGAATGGAATTCCACTCTGGGTAATTACAGCAAGAGTAGCAAGGAGAGTGTCAAGAGATGTTCGAGTTGCATTGGCGATTGGCAGAACTGTACCTAAGCTCTCAGCCAAATCACCAAAGGTGAGGATGCCCAACTTCACGGTCATGAACAAGCTATCATACACATCAGTTACAGCCTCAATTCCCTGACCATAAGAGCGCATTACGGCAGCAGCGATACGAGCAGCACTCATGAGATCTGTAAGACCCGCTATCGCCGCGACACCACTAGCCTCAAGAATGACCATAGTCTCACCAATGCTGAACACTGCAGACGTGAGATTATAGGCGGCACGGGTAGTGGCTTCCACTACTGTCCCAAACTTGCGTGTCAATGCAAGTAGAGCCTCCCCCATAGCTTGAATCGCGGGTACAGCGGTTCCAGGAATTAGAGATGCAATCTCTTGCATACTTTGCTGGAACTGCGCGAAGGCTTTGACAGCTTTAGTCGTGATAACTGTCGCGACTGCAGCTATCGCAACTCCAATGACAAAGAGCATCTTTGCAACACTCATCGCTGCATGGTAGACGCGACCAAATACCTGTATGAGGACAGATAGACCTGCAGTTCCCTTCCTCGCTTTGGTAACAAAGTTGGTTATAGCATCTCCAGCCTTGTTAAGCCCAGAGAGGAATGGAATTGCATCTAAGCCTATATCAGCATTAATGTCTTCAGCCACGTCTTACGTCTCCTTCCGATACGCCAGACCAAACCGCGCAATGTCTGCAGGTTGCATAGGTTTGGCGCGTACTCTCGCTACAGCCCCCAACGTTGCAAGATATCGCTGAAAATCTGATGCTCCAGCGTTGACAGCTGCACGTACTGCAAGTGCATAATCTCTAAGTTCCTCTGAGCGCCCTGTGTGAATCGCACGTATCTGACGCAGCAACCGCCAGAGGGGCAACTCATACATCTCTTCTGCTGACAGTCCATAAGCGGACCAAAACAGATTTACTAGCTCCGCTTCTTGGGATGCTTGCTTTGCGGCTTTTTCACTGGCATCGAGGCCGCTATCTTCTTGACCTGTGCCTTCAGAGCGAAAAAAGTTGGGCCCACCTCGTCAAGGTGGTTTACCTCTAACCACTTATTGACGACCTTGATGAGATCTGCAATGGACAGCTCGCCGAGCTCTTCCTTCGCGAGATCTGAAGTCAACGCTAGAATGTCGAACATCGCGTTGATGGTGATACTACTCCCTGAAGTGATGATCGCAGGGATGCTCTGTCCCTTCGAGGAGTATATGTGCACCAAGACCTGAGCAATGTGCTCTCCTACTTTAGAGAGCTCTTTAGCCTTCAGTGCTCTGACCCGTGTCTTCTTTCCCGTTTCCAAGCTCACCGTTCCTACTGCCTGATGCTCCATTCTGTCTTTCCTTTCGCTTAGTTAAAGTTACGGCCCGTGAAGACATAAAGCCTTTAAGGTCTGCAAGACAGTGCCGCAACGCCTTAGGATCGACACGGGCCGTTCCTTGATAGTATGCTCTAGAGGCTTCTGTGAGCTTAGCTGCAGCACAGCTAAGCACAAACGTCTTCCGCCTTCCCTTTCCACTGACGAGACGCTCGAGTTTGGCTCCCTCATTCATCAAGTACGCGGCAAGCCACATATCATCAGTCTGATATTCCATGTTTCTTGTTCCTCATTCCTTCAAGCACTCAAACTCGATTGGGATTGTAGACTCCGCACCCTTATCGAAGACCATCGCACCCTCATTGATCGAGATAGCGCGATAGATCGTGACGGTACGAGTCGTCTTACCAGCTCCAGGCGCAGGACCAGTTATAGTGAGCGTATGCTCATGCTCATCATCGTGGCCTAGTTTCTGAGAGGTACCAGCATTCGTGCCTGTCCCTTGATCCCAAAGGTTCTTAATCATCGTCAACGTAGGTTCTTGACACGTAGACGCAATGAAGAAGGACTCCTTTGTCTTGACCTTCTTAATCAGGCCGATTCGATGTTGGCCTTCAACGTCGTAGTAGTCACGAGGCATCCTGATCGTGACGGCCTCACTTAAGTGACCACAGTCAATGCCGTCAACGGAGATAGTACCCTTCCCTACAACGACATTGGCATCAGTATCTGCCATGAATTCTCACCTCCCCTCTTTACACAAAGGCCCAAATTATACGAGCTCCGAGCTCATGGCTCCAATAGCGCATGTCTTGATTCCAAACAGGGTTTGCGATAGAACTGAGCTCACATGACTTTATGTCAACCGTGTCATCTGTGATGTCTGCCACAGGACCATGTATACGTTTCTCAACAGTAGCTGCACTCACCAACAGAGCACGTACTCGTTCAATGATGTCTCCAGACACTGACTCCGTTCGATGGTATGACTCAAAGCGCACCTTGACATCATACACTGTTCTACCCACAAGCAGCTCATCGACAGCACAGTCCACAATCAGCGATGGAATCTTCAAATCAGCATCAGGGGTCCAAGCATAGATCCGAAGATCACTCGCTGTGTGTGTAGTGAGCGCGACGAGATCTTCATCCGCTCTGAGCCACGTTACAAGAGCACTCCACAGATCTCTCATCGAGACATTCCTCGTAGAGGCGTGCCTGCGAGCTTTCCTGCGACAACCCGTCCCGCACGAGCGGCTATCGGGTCTACGTTAGGTATTCCCATACCAATTCCAAAAGATGCAACGCCACCAGCGCCTATACGCATTGCGCGTCGAGCCACAGTAGCACCAGTTATCGCACGTATGTTGCCAATACCTCGAGCAGTTCCATAGAGGAACACCCTAGCTCCAGACACATCAAGTCCCGCTGCTTGTATCCAGCCGAGGATTCGTGCCCAACGGTATAGCTGCGATCTGAATGACCCCAATATCGAGATGTGCTTAGGACGGAGGGCACGCACTGAAGCTAGCGCAACAATCTTATCCTCCTTGATAGCAATGATAACGCGCTTCCTAACGTTCCACAGGAAGATCGGTTTCATCATTCTGTATGCAGGCCAAAAGAACGGATGGTTCTGCACACCATGCTCCATGATGTGCTTCCAAGCCTTTATACCGCCTTCAACACCTTCACGCGGGCCTATCTTCTTCATCTTCCACGCTAGGATCTCTCCGAACGATGGAGGATTCTGTCTGCGAGGCGTCTTAAACTCAACTGCCGCAGCATACGGACAATCGACCCAGAACTTCGCTTTCAACCGTCCCTTTGGACCTCCAGGGACGCACTCAAACTTCACACTATCACGCAGCTCTCCAGTCACGACTTGTGGATTCTTCCCATAATCCGTACTCTCAAGAATCTCCACAGCGCGTTTGACGAAGATCTGACCCTCTTCTTCAATGATCGGCCCCATGATAGCAGGATCCACAGCAGCCTTCATCTTTCGCAGGAACGCAAAGACCGGCCCTGTATCAACTCTGAACTCGACCTTTAGCTCATTAGCCATCAGACCATCTTCTCCACACGCAGAGACCAATGATGCACCGCACCATAAGGATCACGCTCCTCAGTAGCTTCAACGATCTCGTATCTGATTGAGTCTATGACCAGAACATACCCTCGAAGAATTGCTACGCTAGTGGGCTTCCCGATCACAAGGAAGGCTTCTCTTCCACCCCTTCCTCGTTGTGCTCTAGCATAAGCACTGAAATCCTTCGTTATGGTGCAATGCCAGCCCGTGAACAGATCAGCGGGCGTTCCCGTAAGACGGCCATAACTGCCACCTTCAGTCTTGCTTTGAATCGTTCCTCTGTCCAACATACGCTGTAGTGTCATGGCACTATCATCAAGCTAGTAACCCTACGGTAACTCCACAGAATCGTGTCAATGCTTGGAACGCCCAAGATCGGAGACAACTTCCTCCCTGTCACCACACGACCTACGGACAGATGAGGCCAGCTCAGTGCGGCATCAGTATGAAGGCCCTTGAAGTTTGGGTCAACACGCAAGGCGATCATAAGAGCTGCACACCACCTGATGGGATCTGGACACGAAGTCCATCCCCAGTCTCCGATAACGCGCACATTGCGAACACCCTTGGGCCAAGTACCACCATCAACACGCAAGATGTACTCATCAGAGTCATCAACAATGTAGTCCTCAGTCTCCGTTAAGGTCGTTGTGACACTGCTAGTGATGATGTTCCAAATATCGACTGATGTGAGATTTCGCAGGCGAAGCGATGTTGCTGGCATGAAGTACAGCGTATCTCTGCCATTGCCATCAAAGTACTTCGTAACGCCGGAAGAAAGGTAGAACTGATCACCAGTATGACGATCAATAGCCTTCTCCACATCAGCGATCAACATAGCTAGGTGAGCGTCCTCCACATCAGATATGCTGACGCCATAATTCGTGAGATCCGCCTTCGTGATGTAATTCCCACTGACATCACTAGTCGCGACTACTGCATCATCAAATGTATTTCCCATCAGTCTGCTACCGCCACAAAAGACGTTGGATTCGTGAAGTTATATCCAGACTTCTGCGCCCAACGATAGTAAGTAGTACCAGCATCCAACATGAACTCAACCTCACCAGCAGCGTCTGTCTGCTTCGTGCCAGCGACTACCGTATCTCCATCTTCATCAGAAGTGAGCCAAACATCTACATCTGCGATAGGATTATCATCTCCATCTGTGATAATTAGCGTCACTGTATCAGCACCACTCCCTGTCTGTCCTCCAACGCTGTCAAGTTGATCAGACAGAGTCTTCAGTGTATCGTTGTCCGCTCCACGCAAGGTCGAAAGATTAGCGATTATCGTGTTCTGCTTCGCCTCTGTAGCATCTCCACCACCAGTTAGAGTCCTAGTCGCGTAAGCCCAGATGTCAGCAAGTAGAGTACCAAAGCTGGACAGAGTTCGTGTGCCAACAGCCCACACAGCAGCGGCATCGTGTGAACTTCTGGTAGCGATCGCTGCGTCAGTCGTCGTGTGAAGTGCAGCTGCCGTACCAGCCACATCTGGCACAACTGTATTTGCATCATCGGTTCCTCGCATTGCCTCGCCGTCTATATTCTCCACATCGCCTGCTATCGTATCGGCCACAGTTTTCACAGCCGCAATATCAGCAGACACACTCGCGCTGGCAGGCGCACCCAAGCGGCCGTAAGAATCACCCGTCTGCCTCGAATAATCTGGCCACACGAAAACGATGTCGCCAACAGCAGGCGTGAATCCAAACGCGCTATCGACAGTGACCACTCGCCCATCTGTCCAGCCAGTGATTATCCTCGCCTCTCGATGATGATGGTCATTTGCCATTACTATCGAGTCCTTATCCTCGATAGTTATCGTCGCGCCGACATAGGCATCCGCTACAGCAGGGCCGTCTGCCAAGGTGAATGAGGTTGTGGAATCCGCAGTAGCAACGCTTGTTTCGACCAGCCGTGATGCCCGCGAAATACTGCCGAGTGTGTGAGGAATATCTGCGTTTGCCACGGAACCGTTGATAACTGCATCTACAATCAACCCAATATCACATACCGTCCCAGTTGCACCCTGAGACGTGAATGTCACGTAATCCAGTTTCAATTCATAGCCAGTCGAAAATACGGTATCACTCGAATCAGTAAACCGCACTATTACATGAACTCCGCTTGCACAGATATGCCTTGCATGAACAGCTACCGAGTAATTTGCCGAACTGCTTGCATTCTCCATCGCGGATTCATTGCTAGTCATTCGTTCCCAGACGATTACGTTCATGTGGATGTCTGAACCTGCACCGCCGGAACAACAGTTTGAGGTCAGGGTAATCGTATCATCGGTGTTAGATGCAATCGTGTAGAATCCCTGCGTGACGTTCGTCCCAGAATCAATGTAGAGCGGCAGTCCATCAAGCGTCAGGCCCGCATAACTGCCCGCCACTGAAGCCGTGATTACAGAGGGATTGACGTCCGTTGCAGTTGCAGCATCATCTGCCACTGCGTTTGCGTGACTAAAATCATTCAACCAGATATTGACATACCGATTCGGCGCGGCATCGAAATATCCGAGTACGTCCACCCGCACGGGAGAGCTGCCAGACGGGGCCTCAAATACAAGAGCGCAGTCAAGCGGATTCGCGTTGTCAGGCGGCGAGACTATCCAATAATCAGAATCAGTGGCAGTTGTCTTCGCCCATGTATCCGTCTGCGAACCTGCCAGCATCTGCCCGAACGTTGCCACACTCGTACTCGGCATAGACGCCCGAATTTCAGAAATCGCATCCCTGAGTGATTGCAGAGCGTCTGTAGTTTTTGAGTACTCACTAATGTCCCCATCTGTTGCCAATAGTTGTGCGAGCACGCTGTTGTCAGCGAGTACAGAGGTCAGGGTTGCCTCGTTTGCGAATAGATACTGAGCTATTTCCGCAAGATCGGTTGCGCGTTGAGCTGTACCTAGTATCTGCGTGAGATCCGACTTGACCACACCAGACGTGAAATCTAATTGCCCTGGGTCCGAACCGGAGGAAAGCAAGACGCTTGCGCCGATATCTCTGCCGGTCTGTGCCGTGCCGTTTAGCTTTGTTGTATTCACTGGTGCATCTATGTCAACGGCCATGTGCTCAGTGAAGCACGTCGCGAGCTTGACGGTCAGAATCACCTGCTTGACACCGGCGGCAAATGCAGCATCCGGCCAGTCCACCCGATAAAGGCCAGGCGCATCCGTGCTATCCACCTCCTTGACCTTGTTGTCCTCGTGAGCGCCGTTTATCGTAGCAAGTTCAACTGCATCGACTTTTGCCGAAGGCGATTCTCCAGTACGTATATACTGAAGATCAATATCAGCAATCGTTGCTCCAGTCTTCGCTGTACCATCGGCTGCCGTGCGAAGGACGAAGTAGGTAGTAACGTCAGTTGCACCACCAGTCACATTCATCAGGCTTTACCTCCAGACGCAAGGCCCCCAGATAGCACAGTCAGCCCACCAGAAGCACCGCGAGCAGAGAGAGGATAAGGGACAAAAGCCGCGGCCTCATTCAGGTCGAGGTTTTGGATAACCGCTCCACCATCTCCCGCATTCGTTCCAGGATCATCATAGCTGTTGAGGCCATAGATGTAGCGGTAGGTGCGCCCATTCGCCACAGCCGTTGTTATCACATCTCGGCTGCTGGTCCTGTTCGAGTCGGAGAAAAATTCAATCGAAACGTTGTCACCAGAGCGAGTGACAGTACAGTAATTCCACGCATCTGCTCCCACAGGGACAGTCGGATGTGTAGCGTAGTCAAAGGAATCATCTTCAAAGTCATAAAGATACCAAGCTGCACTAGGACCGTAAACTACAAGGGCAATGGCTTCATTATTTGCGCCGTTGAACCAATCGTAGTACGACTCAAGATGATTCGACATTGCCCATAATGCGAAGCGTCCCTGACCCGTGTAGTGCCAGTTTATGTCGAAGTCGTGATCAATCCCGTCTCCGAAATGGGCAGCACCTTTATCGTCATAGACGTACGCGCTGACATCATTCCGCATTGTGTCAATGTCGATCTTAGGCGCGGTGATCGTGAGGTCGCTACCCTCATCAAAGGACGTGTAGCCGGTGAAGTCCTCTGTCGGGTCGGGCGGAATTTCCTTAGAGCCAATAACCGCGTCCAGATCAACGCCTGTCAGTTCCTTGAGATTCGCCGTCTTGTGGGCGGCCTTGCCTTCAGCCTTCAGCGTGTCGAGCACAGGGTCACTTGCGAGTTCGTCCTTCGGCGGCTTCCAGCCTGGCGTGCCGACAAGCTGACGGAGGTGCAGCATTTCGTCAAGAACAGTCTGCCGCACCTCACGCAGCTTGAGCCGAAAGGCATGTGCTTTCCCCGACACATCACCTGCCCGCTTGTTGTGCTTGAGGCGAAACGCCTCTATCGCCGCATACAGATGACGGTAGCGATCTGTCTCACCAGTAATAGTGGGCGGATAAACGAGAGCCACGCTTACTCCTTTTTGCACTCCTGCCCTGCATCAACAAGGCGGCGAACGATTGCATCCAACGCATCAGCGCTAGCCGCCTTATAGAGATCAATGCCCTTCGTCAGGAGAACTTCCTTAGCAATGTGCTTCGCCTCGCGACACAGCTCCCGTTTGTCAACCTGCGAGAGCTTACCATCCTCTGCAGCCTTGAGGATTGTCTCTCGAGTCGTGTGACTCACGTTGCTGATACCGAGCTCAAGCGCATCAAAGATCGCTTCGTCAAGCCTCGACTTTTCCAGCAGCTTCTGCTCGTTCGCCTTTGACCGCATCCAGCCGAACAGAGGCTTTATCACTATGCTCACGCCAGTCGTCACGGCCGCCAACAGAGCCGTCGTCAATACTTCGATCACCATTTCGACTCTCCCTAATAATGTTCCAGACGAATTCTGGACCCATGCTAGACATACATCTCCAGTCCTTACACCTCCCCCAAGCGTCCGTCATCTGACATGGACGACATGGGATGTCTACGGCAACTACTGTTACCTCCCTCCCCAGAGGTCTACTCTTGATCTCTGAGGTCGCTCCAAACAGGACGAATACTGACTTTCCCAGTGCTGCAGCAAGATGCGCTAGTCCATTGTCGAGCGCGACAACGAAGTCAGCGCGAGACAGAATTGAGATTGCCTCCGATAAAGATGTAGTTCCGACGAGATCTACGACATTAGACCCAGTGATCTTCGGCAATGACTCCTTATCCGTCGTTGAGCCAAGCACCACAAAGGGCTTAGATGGAGTGCATCGCACAAACTCGTTCCAATGATGCCACTGCTTCCTCTGCCAATACTTCCGCCCACGCTTTCCACTATACCCTGGACAAATGGCAACATAGTGCTCAGGAAGAACTCGCGCCGTATACTGTCCATTCACTGGAACGTATGTTGGAGGTGTTGGACCTACGAAGCCGAGCTTTCTCACAGCTCCCATATTCGCCAGAATCTCGTGGTTAGTTCTGAGACTGATGTGATCCGCCTTGATTTCAGGGCCATTATCTAATAAGACATCGCGGTGCCACCATGCTCGAACTACCACAGCATACTGTCGTTCTGGAGGCTTACCTACGTACACCTTACGAACAATGTCCCAAGGCTCAAGAAGTCCTGCTGCCCACGCAATGTCAGGCTTGATGAGAACGTCGATAGTGTAGCCGAGTTGGTAGACAGCGGATATCACTGGCGTTGTCATTACTATATCACCAAGCCCTCCACCTGCTGCAACCAACGCTTCTGGTCTCATCATTCACCTTTTTCAGAAGGATCGGTCATACGCCAACCGATCCTTCTATTCCCAGTCAAATACTCCTGCCTTCAACCGCCTAGCAATAGCCACAGGGTGCTCATGCCCAAAGTGTCGCGTCTCTCCTCCGCCGTAGAGATGCGTGCCAAACCGCTTTTCGACGGTCTTCGGATCCTGCCTCCAGCCTAGGAATATGCGGTCTATGTATTCAGGCACTACCTTCGGCCCTCCAGGCTGCTTCCGATAATACTCTGCCTTTGCCCGCAACTTCGCGAGGGGCTTGACCCAGCTGTAGTGACAATAGAGCCGCTCATCTCGATTTCGCCACTTCTTATACTCTCCATTCCTCACAATCAACCGCCCAGATGCGTCTGATGGACAGTTGTGGTTCACATACCTGAAGCCTTCTCTCCAATGTACGACCTTTGTTTGAAGAAAGTCCTCCCACACAGACGTTCCAACTGTGTTAAAATTGTTCCAGAATAGATAGAAACCTGGCATGATGATGTCATAAGTGTGCATTAGAGCAGATACACGCCATATACCAGAGTCGAGAAACACCTCATCTCCATCCATCAACAGCATCCAATCCCCAGGATGCAGCCGTTGAGCATAAGCGTTACGCTGCTCTGTCTTCGTCTTCCAATCCCCCTGAATCAGCTCTATTTTATTCTCTGAATCAGGAAGCGCCTCAATGCGCTCTACAGTACGATCCGAGCTACGCTTTGAGCTATCACACCAGCCAGCCTTGACTGCAAAATCGTTCCCCCCTTCAACTATGATGATCTTATCTACGAAGTCATAGATGCTCTCAAGACTGGCTTCGATGAACTCTTCTTCATTCAACACAATGTAACAGGCTACGATGCGATCCTTGTGAGGTCGTACTCCCATCTGGCATCGAAACTTGTTCACAAGCCCCGTATCTATCCAGCGCTTATGAAAGATGGCCTTGTTCCGCTCCTTAATACCCCGAGGAAATGCCTTACTGCCCCCAACATGATGCTTGACTACGCTCTCAGGAACACAATAGATCTTCCACCCAAGCTGTCTCGCCCTCATACAGAAATCTGTGTCTTCCCAGTACCCCGCACCGTAAGTCATGTCCAAGCCGTCGATCTGCTCCCAGACCTTTCGACGAATCAAGACAGCTGAGAAGGTAATCATCTCCCTTTCACAGGACTTACTCGTATCGGGATGCGTCATCTGCCCATAACCGATGTGAGGAAAGTGATGCGTCCTCCAATCCCATTGACTGCCGAGAGATTCAATCTTCCCGTTGAACTTATTCTGCCTACTCCCAACAATGCCTACGTCAGGATGAGCCTTAAGGAAGTCCACCAACGGCTTCAACCAATTTGGCTCCACTTCGACATCTGCATTTAGCAGGCAGATGAACTCACTCTCCATGTGTGCTGCACTATACGCTCGATTATTAGCCCCTGCATAGCCCAAGGACCTCGATAGTACAATTTCTAATCCAGTCTTGGGCTTATGCGGACTGTCCCCATCTGTACAGAGCACAGTTTCATACGCAACTCCAGTAGTGTTACTCACGATTGTCTGATACAGCTTAGGTAGAAACTTCGCCGTCCCTCGATTTGGGATCAAGATACTGACTTCAACAGTGTCTCGTTCAGCTGGCAACTCAGCCACCTCAACACCATTATAGAAGTATCTCTCTTGTACCACAAAATCTTCAGCCGAAGGCGCAGGTGCAGGAACGCTAAGCACTGATGGACTTCGTGACATAGACGCATGTGCAATAGCAGAATGATTCCACAGCTTCGTCGCTACCATCGCTGGAAGAAGTGAAGTCATACATCGAAACTTGTGTTGACACTTCTTCGGATCAAGTTCCATACAAGGGGCACACCCTACGAACCGCGATATGTGTCGTGCAGCGATATAGTTGGGTAATGTCAATCTGGGCTCAAACGCTCCCCAGAGCGAGAAAGATGGCACTCTCGCCATTCCCGCGAAATGCAAGAGTCCAGAGTCTGTGCCTACAAACAACGCCGCACCATACACAACTTTGCACGCCTCCAGTATGGAAGTACTTCCAATGAGATTGCACTCAGGATCGCTGACCTCAGGGTGATCATCACCAGCGTCACCCAGAAGGACGAACTGAATCTGCCTCTTCTCCAAATCCAAGATCAAATCACTCCAATGTGCAATAGGCCACTTCTTCTTCGCATTTGACCCACCTACATGAATCGCAATGTAGTTCTTCGAACCTGGAGAGAACTGAAACTCTGGAAACGTCAGGGGCCAATCCTGGATACCTGCATGTTCAAGATGGAGCTGAAAGTAGTCTACAGTTTTGGCCCTATCTCCACGCTCCAACAGGCCTGCGAAGTCAATGAGGTAATCATAATTCTCCCAGAAGCTCTGCCTCCACGCATCTGCACTATCTACAACTTGATCTATCTCCGGGACGCGGCGCATTAGAGGCATAATCCACTCTGGACATGCAAACGTGATCGAACAGCGAGGCTGACGAGCACGAATCGTCGAAGCCACTGCAGCCGAAAACAGCACGTCCCCTAATGCGCCGCCACGCCGAAGGAGAATTCGTTTCTCGAAGATACCTTGAGGATCGCTGGGGAGCAACCCTCTAGGCATCTTCTTAGATGGTCCCTTCACATAGACCATGCTACTATCCTGTATAAGCTGTTCCAGAAGACGAGACATTCTTCGCCCTCACAACTGCCTTTTCGATTTCGATGAGGAAATCGCATCGAGTGTGAATCGTCGCTTCCCAGAGATCACTCCGAGGGTTACGCTCCCACTCCCATGTGATTTTTCTCTGAATCACAACAACCAAGTTCTTGGGGTCGCAGAGCCAGATCTCACCGCAGTCCGTGGTGCCTGTGCCATAGCTGAGATCAGTCGGCATCAGCGGAATCTCCGCAAGCGGAATACCGAATGGCTTGATGGAGACACCAGCGATGGCAGCATCACCTCCACCAGTCGCAAGCTCGCTGATGGCATACATCCACTGCTCTGCAAACGCTGGCGGCAAGATGAAGCGATACTTGGGCTTGTTTCTTTTCCATTTACTCGGCAGGGCTTGAATCATGTCAAAGAAGAGCTTCTTCGACACGCCAGCGCCCGCAGCGTCGATATCCTGTCCAGAGGGCAGATTATCGGTCATAAGTTGAGAGAACCCATCATTAGCTCGAAGTAAGCGATCACTCGCCGTGGTCGAACCGCTGATAGAATCATCCCCCTCAATGGATAGCTGCTCCATATCGTTGCCGATCTGATGGGTGAACATCGTGGCAATACGCTGCCTCGCCTGTGCAGGAGAGGTAGCCTTAATGTCCTCCATGAAGTCGGACTTGAGATCGAATGTAGACCGCATCTTCTTGGTGTCGTACTGAACATAGGTCTCCGAGGGAACGCGCTCAGAGTGAGTTAGAGTCGCATCCTCAGTGACTGGCTCGTCGAAGTACAAGCGGTTGATCTCACCCGAAGGCTCCTTTCGCTTCGCGATCCTGACGATCTTCAGAAGAGCCGACTCATCGACTGTCTCATCAATGAACGTATCAGTCTGAACTCGGTTCAAGATCACGTTGGGCAGGTTCGTTGAGTTGATTACAGCCTTTCGGATCTGTTCTCTAACATCTTCCAACGAACCTTTTTCAACATCCACTCTTTTATCCACTGTCTATTCACCTCCTCCCATAATTTCCTAAAGAACACGACAAAGTGCTCTATTTCCATTCACAACAGTTTAGAGCATCACTTCTGGCGGAATCACGGACTCGAACATGTCCTCCTCTGCCTTCTCTACTTTCTTCTCATCTTTGACTTCATCCGCACCCTTTGACTTCTCCTCACCAGTTGCCTTCTCTAGTGCGGTCAGACGCTCGACGAGAGCGCTGAGAGACTTTTTGATCTCGTCCATCGTGCCCTTCGAGGTCGCAACCTCTTGCACAGTGGCATCGAACTTCTTGTCAGCATTGACCACTTGAGCTTGGATCTCTTGAAGCATCTTCACGAACTCACTGGGAGCTTTATCAGACTCCTTTTGCTCTTCTACAGCAGGATAGCCATAACCTGCGATCTTGACTACCAACTTGATCGCATCTTGAGCCTCCTCAGGAAGGTCCTTTATCACGTTACTTAGAGTGCTCAAAGCCTTTTGAACCTTCTCGAGGAATGCCTCTGGGATCTCCGACTTCCTTAAGTCGTCAGGAAACGTCTCACCTGCGCAGATTTCTTGAATGAGCTGAAAAATCTTGTCCACGGGTTCATCACCCCCTTCCATGTCCTTAATGATCGCAAAGCGAATTCCAGTTGCGGGACTCTTGACCAGTGCGATCAGATCTATAATCAAGTCCTTGAGCCTACGTTTAGGCTTCAACATACGTCCTCACCTACCCTTTCAGCTGTTCAGCCATTCCAGTGCCTTCGATGCTCCAGCCCGTTATGACACCGTTCTTGATGTCTGTGAATAGACTGCGCTCATTAGCCAAGCTGACGGCGAGCCAGAACGCGCCGGCTGGAAGAGGTGCTCCTCCCTTTATCGTGTCCACTTCTGCTTGAAAGCTCTCAATGATTGGCAGCGCTACCTTACGCCCATGATGTTGAACTGAGAACTGTCGCCCATTCAACATGAAGTGTTTCAAGAGTTTCCAAATGTCTTCCTTTGATACAGTGTCCCCCTGCAAATCAACTGCATCTGCAGGGTAGACGATGCCGCCGACGATGTACTCAGGCTCTTCTCCTACTGACTTGAAGATGAGCTCAGACCTCGGTCCAGATTTGTGTACGACCTTCGGCTCAACGACCTTAGAAAGCGTCCACAACGCAGGAGTGAGCATCAGTTCGCCCCCTGCTTGCTCACCTTCCGCGACGCTCTTAGTGAGCAGCACCATGAAGCGACCTTCTTGCTTCCCCTTACTCAGAATGTACTCATGAGAGTATGGTGTCTGCTCTCCATACTCCAAATCTCCCTCATCTATGAGTCGATACACTCCAGGGAAGTCAGCAGAGGCACCAGATTTGCCTACAGGCTGCACTCCATGCAAGTGCATCCAAACCTTGCTTCTCGCCTCCAGAGGCGCACAGGTAATAGAGTCCAAGTCGACATCAGCAGAGCATGATAGTGCCTCCTTCAGAGTCGTGACCACCTTCGCGTCGTCTTTTGCAGCTGACAACAACGCCCAACGCAGCACTCCTCCAGCACCAGTGTCCAGATTGAGGATGTCATATACAGTCTTGCCGACATAACACCGCTGTATGGAGTACCGTAAGCCCTCACCCGAGGGAACTGTCTCGAACATAGACAGCGCTGCTTTATCAGCCTTGCTGAAGCAGCCGAACCAGATATCCTGTGCCACCTCAACCTGCCCAACTGCATCGACCTGCTTCATTACAGTGTAAAATGCGTCCTTGAGCTTCCGAACCACAGTCTTTAACACCTGTCGTTCATTCTCCTTTTCAACGCGAGCAGCTTCGAACCTGCCTTTGTGAGCCTTACAGTGAGATCTCGCTGCATCAGCGGTCCACGTACTCTTGTCATAACGATATGTCTGCTCAGTCAAGGTATCCTGACCCCGTAATCTGCCCATAATGACAGAGTATGCCTTTCCAGCGTGCTCTCGCACCATCCGACGAAAGCTCTCAGGCTTGAAATCACTGGGGTCTCGCAGACGACAAGCGTGTTCATTTGGCAGTGGCACTCAACATCACCTCCCATACTTCATGTTCAACACGGGTCCTCCCGCTCGCTTCGCTCGCTTCGCTCCCTCGCTCGCTCAAACGCAAGGGGAGCTCGCTCGGTCACTTCGTTCCCTCGCTCGGACGCCCCATATTTTTCACCCCCCTGGGCGGGCTGCGACAGGCAGCCATAGATGATTCGGTCACGGGCTGACCACACTTTCTCGCACTCTAGCCTGTGCGCCCTTTACCTCTGCCCCTACCACCTCCACGTCCAGCGCCAGGGCCACCTCTGCTACAACCTCCTGTGTTCCGTCCACCACGCTGTCCCCCAGACATGCCTCGACCAGCACCACGTCCATCTCGAGGACGTGAGCCTCCACTAGGACGACGTGCAGTTGCCATCACTACCTCCCTGTCAAAAACAGCGTCATCTACGCTTCCTTCCCCATCCACATATCCAACTAAGTGGCAGCAGCAACAATCCCGACAGCAACATCAGTAAGTGATACATGCTATGCTCTGTTCATGTCCGAGACCGCTCCACCACCACCTCCACCTTCTGACTCCGTACCCGCACCTGTGTCAGTGCCTTCCTCTCCCGTGTCAACTCCCACAATCTTTGGTTGAGTACGACGAGACCAAATGTGATGCTTGTCACCACCCTTGATCTTGGGCATCCCAAGGGTCTTGAGCACGTCATTGATGCTGAATACACCATGAGAAATATACTGCGTGTTGCGGCGCATCTCCAGATTCAAGTCCCTGATGTCAGGCGCATCTAACCGTATCACTGCATCCGTGATGCCAAGACCAAACTCCACAATGTTATCGAGGATCTTGTGCAGACCTCGCTGAATTGGTGTAATGATGCGGTTGACATAGATCTCAGCTTGACTGAGGCCCGAACCTGCGCCCTTACTCGTACCTCCTTCAATACCAAGAATAGCTGGAGGTATACCATGTGCTAGACGGATGAAATCCCTCAAATCCTTCCGCGTCTCTCGATAGTCCGCTTCGAGCTGCTCCGCCTCTACCTTATCGAACTTAGTGCTAAAGTCGGGATCGTCAGAGGCGAGGATGAGCGTCTTATGTGGGTCTTTCTCAAGGGATGCACGGAAGAACTCTTCAATCGCCCTACGAGCTTCCGGCGTCAGCTCCGAACCGATGAGAGTGATAGCGTGTCGAGGGATGCAGTTGTTGTCAAAGAACTTTAAGAAACGATCCCTGATCTGCCTCACAGCCGCGACATCTCCTGAAGACGGAATAATGTCTGGAACACCATACCATCTGGTCACGGATGTATGAGGCTTTTGCCAGAAGATCAGCTCAGTGGCTGAACCCTTGACACGTCTTCGAGTGTCTTTACCTTCCTTTGCGCCAATGAAGTTTGGCCTGCCATCTTTGTACTTATCTGGGAACTCCTGAAAGTACACATTGGCCTTGAGATCTGAGATCTGCACGAACGCTGCTCTCCTATCTGCATCCTTCCTCACAACGCGAATGCTGTGCGCTGGCACAGGCACGAGGCGGCTGACCTTTCCTGCGTTGTTCCTAATGACCTCTGTGGCAGACCACCCGATGCTCTCCCTATCCTTAACGGCCTCTTCCAAGATGGTACATAGGTCAAATCGTCTATGGACATGTCGAACGAAATCACGAATCTTCTTGATGCTCTTCTTAGACGGCTCCACATCAGGATCAGACCCGATGATCTTATAACCAATCCCCGCTGCGTCAGCTGCCTTGGCCTTAACACAACGGGCATGTGTCGTACTGACGCTCATAAGATCGACCAAATCCTGGGGATCATACGGAGGATCATAATACTCAAGTGACTCTTCATCCAAGCGCTCCATAGGATTATCCCGCGACTTGAGGATAGCATCTGCCTCAACTGCACTCTTGAGGATGTAAACGTTGATCCCAGATTTTTTCTCAGAAATTTTTTCAGATTCGCTCATAGTGCTACCACCTGAAGGCCACCACTACCATTGCCCGAACAGTTCTCCGCCATGAACTCAATCGCCTCAAGCCCAATACTGGAAGCATAACCCGTGAGGATGGAGGCATTCTCCGTCAGCTTAATCTCTCCCTTCCCAATACGTGCGACGGCTGCGTCAACTGGGAACTTCGACCGGAGCGATCTCTTCCTCGCTTGCACGTCTCTGCCCTTGAGGAAGGTCTCCCACACCTCACGAGACGTAATGACCTGCCGACCCTTTATCGCAGCGAGCATCATCCCTACCATATCGAAATCACCCTCGCCCAAGCTAATGGCGTCTGTTATGTAGATCGTACCATTACTCTTAATGGCACTGATGACAAAGCCAGACGTACCATCAGGAGTGGGAACCATGTAGATGACTGCGATCTTCTCTCCTTCTTCCGGCACAACGTCCTGCTTGACCTCAGCATCTCCCAGGCCACGTACCCTGATCTGGTATGGTAGAGACGCACCATACTTATGAGTCAACATGATATGATCTGCAAGGGTGTCGAGCAGATCTTTCTCTCCATACGGAAAATCATCCAACTCACGGCGCAACTCGACCATCCACTTCCGCAAATGCAGATCGTGGTTCTGCACCAAAGGTTGAACTTCGAGGATGCGTGCGTTCTTACTCCGCCTGTCCCGCGTCACTGCCTCAATACGCCAGCGCTTCTTCCCATGCCGCTGGGCATCTCTGAGCGCAGTTTCAATGGTGGCTTGGTACCCCACGGACTCGAAGGCAATCACATCTGGATCGTACCTTTCAGCGTATTTGAGCGCTTGCTTGACAGTTGGACCCAACCCATAGCGGCCCTTCTTATAATCAAGCACATATAGATAGCCATCGTGGCTCGTGAGAAATGCAGACACCGCTGTCTTAGACGTACCTCTACCCTTCTTATCCCCCGCAGGATCAATCTCAATGGATACGAACCCTGACTTCAATGGAGGAGCACGATCATACACCTGTATATCATCCATCCTAAACGTCTTGTTGGCAAGGTCAACGGGGCGGTTCTTGAACTGAGACATGTAGAAGAAGCTGCCCTTTGTCCTCTTCTCCTTGTCTATCATCTTTTGAGTCCAGAACGTGGGGAATTGGATCTTGCCGTTGGCATCCTCAATCCCCTCATCCACCATCACCATACCAGGCCAATGATCTTTAATCCAAGCCACAACATCATTCGTAGCGTAGCGCGTTCCTGAGAAGTACGTGAGATGCAGCCCTGGAGGATCAAACAGCCCCGTGGTTGCAAGCTGAAGATAGCCAATGACCTTCTGCACATCATCATCAGAGAACATGATGTCCTCAGCTCTGATGTCATCTTTATCAGGGGAGAGCGGATCATCAAAGTATAGAACATCATAGTGGAAGCCAGTCTTGTTAGTACCTACACCCGCTGCCTCAACAGTGGCTTCATCCCAAGACTTAGTACGATTGACCTCGAACGCGCTACCTGACCATCTGACATCATGCTTGTTTTCAGGTACAAGCTCTGGAAACAAGACAGGTATAATCGTCCCCTGCCCCATCAGCCTATTCCTCATCTCCTTCACCCCACCGGCAGCACGTCCCTGTGTTTTAGATATATAGAGAATGCGAATGTTGGGATACCTGCAGATGAGCTGAAGCAGCTTCCCTTTGAACGTACTGGACTTACCCGACGCACGAGGCATCACTGCACCTGCATCAGTGACCTCTGGATCATCGAGAACACGACACAGTTTATGATGGATGTCTGTCAACCTATGATACCCTGCGATACCCTTAGCGAAGACAAAGGAATCCTTCAACGCCAATTCCCGCAACTCTGGAATGGACATATTGAACTTACGTCGGATGTAGTCTTCAAACGGAAGGTGGCCCATTTTCCTCCACCTCAACACCGTCCGGTGGCTCTAACTCCTCAGCGCCATCTGTCTCCACGTCACACGGCTCATCATCAGAGATGGCAGGCGGCTCAAGCACTTCTCCCAATGCTCTGAGCGTTGCTTCATCCACCGTCACGACTGTCTTCTGCGTTGTCTCAGCTCTCGTCGCTTTCGGGTATCCTGTCCTGTCGAGAATATCCCATGCACTCGCCTGCGCTACCTTCTCCGTAGCCGACGCGAGTAGTGCTACATTCTTGTTGGCTGCATTGATAGCTGCTTCCTGTAACACTTCCATCACGGGATCATCAGCATCACGCACTTTATCCAGAGCTTGCTCATCGGCCCGTGCTTGAAGGGCAGTAAAGCGCTCTCGGTACAACTCGGAAGATCGAACGCGCTGCAGAATGCCAGGGGATATGTCCATCTTCTCCATAATATAACTGTCTGGTAGCCCTTTGAGGTCTGCGCGTAGGATGGCATGTACTCTCGGCTCTTGCACGATAGATGCTCCACAGAAGAAGGTTCGGTTACGTCGCCTTACACCCTCGACGTCATATATATTTTACATCGAAACACGGTGCAAGTCAAGCTCCACAAACCCATGACACGACACGGGTTACGGGAAAAATAAAAAATGTTGCGTCACTCACATTGGTCTGAAGACAGATGGAGGTGTTCCATCTTGGGACAATATGAAAAAATCGCAGAGAAATTTTTAGAGAGGTTACGCACGTCTTTATTATACATAATAGCCGTTATTTCAACTTGCGTCCGTCCCCGTTAGGGGACACCGCTTGCCGTTCGCCGTAACTCGTGCTACTATATGATGTTATGACAATGGAAAACCCCACGTGGGACGGGGTTCACGTGGGGTTTCCGAGTACGATTACTTTTTGTTTTTCGACCGTTTGTTTTTCGGCCGTTCGGCGGCGGCCACATCCGCAATGACCGTGATATCGTCGGCGGTTGCCGGAACCGATTTGGCACGTGCGGCGATACCAGCCGCGTATGCGGCGGCGCGTTCTTCTGACGTCATGGCCATGAACGCGGCAACCGACACACCGGCGGTATCGGCCATGGCCGCAACCAATCGCGTATTGGCGGCTCCGGCGGATTCCGTTCGCCATCCGGCTCCGACACGCGCAATCCCCTGGACGTGTATCACGATGTTTTTCCGCGCATGTGTGCGGAGCTCATCATCGGTAATCGTGGATTCGACCACCTCACCGAGAGCGGTTGTCCCATTGTGCGGTTGCGTCCGGGCCATAACACGGATCACGCCGTCCGGCGCATCGGCGATCCATTTTTTTGCCCGTGCGTCTGCGTCCTTCTGGCGAGATTTTACATCCGCGCCCGTTCCCGTGATCGTTTTTACGTATTTCGCGTCCATTGTTCGTCCGATCTCCCGTCCATTTGTTGCGGTTGATACGTCACATCATGTCACATCATATCCAAACAACTCGCGCAACACATCACGTTGGGCATCGGTCAACGTGATCGTTCGCACGTTTACCGCACCGCAATCATCATGGACGTGCAACGTTGTCCCCTCGCACGGACACATGATGATTGCGTCCGACATGCCATTGCACGATGGGCATGTCAACACAGCCAACGGCCATCGGTGTAACACGTTTCATCACCTCCTTTCCACATCATTCACGTCGGGTTTCGGCCCGACATGTGTATTATACCACATATTTTTTCCCCAACAAATGCCTTTTCATAACCCATTTCCACATATGGACTTAGTTCTGGGATTTTATTTTACGAGCGGGGTTACATTTTTACATTTGTCCGAACTCATGTCATGTCATGGGGTTTCGTTGACATGACGTGATGATGTGTCATATCAACGGGTTACGACACATAACATGTCGATTCCAGCGTAACCCGTTGTCGTGTATCGAGATGCGACACAATTTCGTTGGCATGATATTTCTCGTCGATTTTGGCACATGATTTGCGACGTGCTGGAGTTTCCGGCACTCGATGTAACTCGTGGTTATGACACGAGTTATGTGACATACCACAGGTGGGGTGCTCCAATTTGGGACACACCACATCTTGGGGATCGGTACTTCCGCGCCATGATGACAGTGATACAATAGGGGACGAGAAAAGGAAAAGCTACTCGGGTGCACCCCTGAAGGACATACAATAGGGTATGGAGAAAGGAAACCTATCGCCACTGACGATGTTAGTGTCAGTAACACTAACACATCTAGATGAGATGATGATAGTGGGTTATGTTGTCATAAGTCGTTGATATGACACGCTTCCGAGGTGTCTACAATGCAAATCATGTCATACCAACGGGTTACATTGATTGTCTCCGCAATGTGGACACATGCGGTCATGTGTCTACAACGCAAATCGTGTTATATCAACGGGTTATGATAATTGTCTCCGATTATGTGTCCACGGGGTATGCCCGTTTAGATGTATCTAATTATCATTGTCATAAGTCATTGATATGAAACGACTTAGCGTGTTAAGTGAAAATGTTAGTGTTTTGTTAGTATTTTTTTTTTTTTTTACAACACTATGGTTTTAGAAAGCATCTTGACAAGAAGCCATCTGGGGGCATGGCCCGTGGACACATGATTGGAGACATTTGTCAGAACAGTATGGTATGACACGGGTTATGCCGTGGACACATGGGGCCATGTGTCTACATGATGGAGACATTTGTCATATGTCCATGCCATCATTGGAGTTACGCTGTAGACACGTCAACACCCCATCCAACGTAACCCGTTGATATCATTGGAGTTATGAGATCATGGGATTATGAACCTATGGAGACATTCACATAACATCATACCATCATTGGAGTTATGACAATACATCCCAGGGACACTTACTAACCGCACCTCTCAGCGTCATCTTATCATACATCTTACCACACTCAGGGCACTTGGCTTTGATAGTACGCTCCTTATGCACCTGCTTATGACAACGGGGGCAGAGTTGCATCACAATAAGAGGGTGACTATAGTCATTGTGATGAAAGTGCACGCCAACATCTGTTCCACACTCCTCACACTTCCCACGGACCAACTCACCACGCTCCACAGCACGTTGGACCTGTTTGTTAGCACGATGTCTATGTTTATCCGCCTGACGCCGCCTGACATAACACGCACGACATTCTCCAGTCTTACATTGCTTCTTAGCACCTCTCCACGGAGTGCCACTTCGATCACGGTTCGCTCGCCACGCCAAGAATTGTTTACTCAACCCTTTCTCAGGCATCTCTCTCACCAGCCTTTCTCATATCTGCGAGCACCTTCCTAACATACGCTCCATTCCAGTCTCGAGAGCTGCACTTCGGACATTTCTTCACGTCAACCACTCGAGGAATCCACACATGCCCACACCGCACACACTTCAGCTTCAACAGCTCCATGTCACACCTCCTACTTCGCCAAATACCACTATCACGTATCACGTATCATATGTATATTACACGCCATGATGGCGTAAGTCAAGGCCATAACCCATTGATATGACACGGGTTATGACAACAACCGATATTGTTGCGTCATTCATTTTGATCTTGGCCTACACACCTGTGTGAGCAACGCGAGCGTTTGTCACCCCTTGAGGTAATGACAGCCTTTGGAGTAATGATAGAAGGTTCGGTCACTCATTGACCAATTCTTCTAACGCCACGTATCTAGGAGCATACCATATGTTGTGATGCCGCTGGGCCATACCACAATATGTATGGTGTGGTTGTCACATCTCGTTTCATACCAACG